ATATAAATGCGATTCAGAGTCCAACCACCAAAGAAGGCAGCAGCAGTAACAGCTAGATTAAACAAGGTCTGATAATCCACGATCTACTCCTTACGGTTTTTCAGGCCAAGTGATTGTTACAGGGAATCCAGCCTGCTGTGGGACATCACGCAGGGCTTGACGGTAGGTCGCCGTGCTGCTCGCCGTCAGGACGTTAGTCGGGGTAATGATGCTTGATAGTGTTGCCATGGTTTACTCCTGTTCTTGCGTTATCACTGCGGTCGATGTTTCGCGGTTAAGCACCATCTTGCCTTCGCACGATACGTTCCAGTCGCCACCCGTCTGCTCGCTCTTGCTTGGAACCTGCAGCTCAAAGTGCTTGACCAAGTATTCCTTTTCGCCTTCAAACACCCGCCAGACATGCTCCATTGTACCGCGCCCCGGCTGACCCCGCGACTTGTTGAAACGGATCGAATACTTCATACCACCTCTGCTGCCGGAGCTGCACATGTCTGAGCGGGCACATGGCGAACACTCAGGTTGAAATGCACAAACTTCAGCGGCTTATCCGAGCCGTGCCGCCCAAACGAATGCGGCAGCCATGCGTTGCTGATTATCATCATCCCAGGTTCCGGCGCAAAGTTAATGAGGTTGCTTGCCGGTGTCGCGTTAGTCACCTCTGCTTCTGGCAGGTTGATCTGTACTTTGCCGCCTCGTGGATCGTGGAACATGGCTCGCGAACAGTTCTCCGGCGTCTCAAGAAAATAGAACCCTACCAACTGCGCACCAAACCCGTGTACATGCTGCTCCATCAGCGAGTGCTTGTAATGCTCCTGCGTCCATGCCGCGTCAACCATGACATGAAAGTTGTTCATGTCGTAACCCTGCCCCTGCAAGATAGTCCAACCTGTCTGCCAGAGGTAAGTGCAGAACTCGGTCAGCCGTGGGTCACCTGCATAATTGTCGGTGTTGTGCATCGGGTAAATCTCATGCACATCACGGGTTATTTTCTTCAGCGCCTCCTCAGAGACCTCGTTTACTACATCTAAAAACTCGGGTTTTCTTGCTAGGTACACCGGAGAAGGAAAGTAGTAATACGCCTCAAGCTCCGGTTTTTGTTCTTGTTGTTTTGCCTTTTTCTTAGCCATTTATAGGCACCCACCTGATTGCGGACTCATCCCATCGCCAATTGTCTCCGGGTCTAGCGGCTTTTATTTCAGCAACTGTGATCGCCTTTTCTTCATCTGTCATAGGACGGACATGGTGGACATCGGTATAAATGTTGCCAACTTTTTCGTAAGTAACTCCCTCATAAACTTCAAACAGGCTAATACGGGGCCGTTCCACGCGAATAAATTGCATGAACTCCGGAGGAAGATTGTTTGTGTCAATAGCAGGAAACGCCTGACGAAAGTTGTCGCCAAGAATTGGATTACCTACGGGCTTGTTGTCTTTAACCCGAATATACAGTTCCATTATTCGTCCGCCGTTCTGGTAGAAGGAAATGATCTTGCACAACCGGGCCAAATAATACGCACTGCTCCGCCAGCGCCAGCGCCAGCGTAAAAACTTCCAAAAATCTGTGATATACCGCCGCCGCCACCACCATAAGTACCACCATTACCACGAATGCCGCCAGATGGCTGGTATGTTTTAGACCCAGCTTGTCCCGCATTTCCGGATGATCCGCCGCTCCCGCCAGCAGGTGCGCAAGAGGTTGTACTACCCGTGCCCCCAGCACCATTTGAGCCTTCACCCAAGATACCTACACCGCCGCCTCCACCGCCTCCGCTTAACCCAGCGCCGGTTATAGTTCCGCCGCTTCCACCGCCACCGCCTCCACCGCCGGTTCCGGCACAACCCGCAGGGCCAGTTGAGCTAGTATTTGAGCCGCCAGCCCCGCCGGTTCCGGAATACCCGCCAGCACCGCCGCCACCTGCGCCACCAAAGAGTCCATTGCCACCTGCCCCGCCGTTGCCACCTCCGGTTCCCGTATAACTTCCACCAGTACCACTGCAAGCAACCCCTCTAGTACCAAGACCACCTTTGACCGTGCTTGTATTAACAAAATAAGAATCACCGCCATTTGTTGATGTGGCTGAAGCAGGACTACAGCAGGCATTACAAAAGTATCCTGTACCTCCACTACCAACAACAACGGTGTATGAATTGCCGGGTGTGACAGAATAGTTATTTAAATATCCCAATCCACCGCCGCCGCCCGCAGTTCTATTTGTTTGACTATTAGTTCCACCGCCACCACCTCCGCCCACAGCAACAACAGACACTTTAGTCACACCAGTAGGGGCTACCCAGCAATAAGTTCCCGGCGTGGTATAGGCTTGCTGTCCTACGACAGCACCACCAATGCTCGCAACAACTCCTTGCAGAATCCCACTCATATCAAGTCAGCCCCGTACCCGAAATGATCCACTCGGTTGAAGTTACTTTGATCGCAGTAGCCACGCCGTTCGCAGCAAGCGTTCTCGATCCGGTCGTGCCAGCACCTGCCAAGCGCATCGTGTCGGTCGTGATAGCAATCGTGACAACACCCGCGCCGTTCTGATTGATGAACGTGACCGCAGTACCAACGGGGTAAGCAACAGAGCTGTTAGCTGGGATGGTAAATGTACGCGCTGTGGTGTCAGCGGATGGATGGAATATCTGCTTGCCTGCATCCGCGAGGACAAGGGTATATGCCGCGCTCTGGCTGTTCTGCGGGATGTTTAAGTAACCCAGCGTCTCGTTGCTTGCAGGTTCAGGAAGGGTGAGAGTGCGGCTTGCAGCCAGCGTTGCCGGGGTAAGCGTTATGGCATAGCTGCTCGTACCACCTGCTCGTCCAGCAAGAACAATCGCGTCCTGTGTTGAAGCTGCTTCTGCTCTTATCGAGTTGGCTGCTCTAAAAGTCTGCGCTGCGGTAAAGGTTTGGGCTGTGCCAATAGTTGCAACGGTGTCAGTTACGTTGGGAAGCGTCAGCGTGGTGCTGGAAGACAACGTAGCGGGAGTAAGGGTAACTGCATAACTGCTTGTACCACCTGCGCGACCAGCAAGGACTATGGCATCTTGTGTCGAAGCTGCTTCAGAACGAACTGCACTAGATGCGCGGAAAGTCTGCGCTGCGGTGAAAGTTTGTGCCGTGCCAATGGTTGCTACGGTGTCAGTGACGTTAGGCAGTGTCAGGGTTCTTGATGCTGTCAGTGTAGTAGGAGTCAATGTTACTTTGTAAGAACTACTTCCGCCTGCTCGTCCTATTACTTCAACAGCATCTTGAGTCGAGGCGGCTCGAGTTAATACACCAGCAGCGCCAGTTAACGATACAGATGTACCAGTAGCAGCGCCAATATCTGGCGTAGTCAAAGTCGGACTAGTAGCAAATACAAGTGCGCCTGAGCCAGTCTCGTCAGTTATGGCAGAGGCGAGGTTTGCAGACGAAGGAGTACCCAGAAAGGTAGCTACTCCCATCCCTAGTGAAGATATGCCAGTACCGCCATTAGCTACTGGGAGAACACCAGTAACTTGCGAGGTTAGGTCAATGCTGGTGGCTGTTGGCGCTACGTTGGCCCAGGCTGTGCCACTGTAGACTTTCATGGTATTGCTAGTGGTATTGTAGTAGAGCGCACCAGTCAGCAGAGCATTTCCATCGTTATCTACCGTAGGATCGCTAGACTTAGTACCGAGGTAGCGATCATCAAACGAATCGTAGCTGGCAGCGGCGGCAGTGGCACTGGAAGATGCACTTGAGGCACTGGTGGCTGCGTTAGAAGCTGAAGTAGCTGCATTAGAGGCCGAGGTAGCTGCATTAGAAGCTGAGGTAGCAGCAGCAGCAGCGGAGGCAGCAGCGGCAGTGGTAGAACCAAACAAGGTATCAATGTAGTTCTTTGTAGCTACATCTTGGGCATTGGTAGGGTCACCAGCGCCTGTGATCTTATTGGTGCCCATTGCAATAGCACCAGACATCGTACCGCCTGTGAGGGGCAGCATCAGGTCAGCATAGGCTTTAGTGGCTGCATCAGTATTGGAAGTAGGAGTACCAAGACCAGTGATCTTGTTAGTCCCCATCGCAATAGCACCTGTCATGGTGCCGCCGGACAGGTTCAACTTCCCAGCAAGAGAATTGGTTACGGTAGTCGAGAAACTAGCATCATTGCCAAGCGCAGCAGCTAGTTCGTTAAGAGTATCAAGAGCAGCAGGGGCGGAGGCTACAAGGTTGCTAACTTGTGTATCAACGTAGCCTTTGGTAGCTGCGTCAGTGCTGGCAGATGGAGCGCCAATGTCAGAAAGCG